GCACCACATTGCACCCCATAGCATTCAGCTCAGTGATTAACCTTGGCTCTGCACTATCTCCTATGATTAGGTTAGCTCCTGCTCTACTCTTATTGATATCTGCTATCATGGATGTAGTTAGGCCCTTCTCATATAGATGCAATCTTAGGTATATCTTCTTATTCTTGGTATCAATGGATGTCTCTACCAATGTAGTAGGATCCTGTGAGAATCCATAATCCTGTCCATATACCACTGATCCCATATTCTGGAATAGGCCTATGCTCCAGTTAGAGAATATCACTCCTTCTGCTTTGTCAAGCCATCCACCTAGAATAGTATGCTGATACTTATCAGGCCTCCTCTCCTTCATGATAGCTACCTCATCTAGGAATGATTGGGGAAGATTCTCTATATTATCCTGGAATGTGGTATGGATGTAGCAGGTATCTCCATTCTCAGTATTGCTCCCTGGCTGCACTCCTTTATCTTCGTAGAATCTTCTGTATATCCAGTGCTCCTTGGTGGATGGATTGAGGATTAATACTACTCTATTATCTCTCTTACTGCTCCTGATGGATAGGTTAATCTTATCAAAGGTATTCTCTTCAGTGAGCTCTTCTGCCTCATCCACTATCCAGGTAGTGATACCCTGCAGTGATTTCAGATTAGCTGTCTGATCACCGGATGAAGTTTTAATACCTCTGAATATAATCTCACTGCCTGATGTCTTATTGACTATCTCACTCTTAGTGATCTCAAAATGAGCTTCTAATCCCATGAGCTCTATTTTCTCCTTAAATTCTGGAATGATAGATATATGGGCTGAGGTCATTGTTTGCCTGGTGAATAGTATCTTATGACCAGGCTCGAATGATAGCAGGCATACCCATGCAGCTACTGAGAATGATTTAGATGATCCACGGCCTCCAGTGATCACAAAGTACCTGGAATCACTCCTGAATAAATTACTATACTTCGAGCTCAGGCGTATCATTAAACTCTACTACATCCTTAATATTGAATGAATTGATATCCACCTTTGTCTCCTGCTCTACTCTCTGCACTGGCATACCTAACCGGTAATTTAACCACAGCTTGATGGCTGCAGTATCTCCATCTAGTACCTTATGATATAGTGCATTGAGCACCTGCTCACATGGTGCTACCTTATCCATCTGTTGTGCTAGAGCTATCTCTGCTGCTTTGGGTTTCCTTCCAGATCCCTCTCTTACTCCTCCTCTTTTAGATATCTTTACTTCCTCTTGCATAAATGATAATTTTTGGTTAATCAAATCATAGCACCTACTCCAGGTAATGCTCTAACTACTTCAATATTATTATCATAGTGAGTAGTTATATTAAGAGCCTGAATTAGCCATATCTTTTTTTGATTAGATCCTGTGGCATGAACTCTATTCTCAGGTATGCCTATCCTCTTAGCTATCTTCAATATACCATCTGCTTCTGATCTAGCAGAAATGATATACACTATCACTCCCTTCTCTACTAGATCTATGGCTTTCCTGATTCCTTTAGATGTGGTTAGCACTCCATCAAAATCAAATGATACTTTCATACTTGATAGCTTCTCATCATATGCTGTATTACATATGGCAGCTCTCTGCTCACTGGGATATTCACTGATCATCTTCTCATCACTCATACATCTCTGCATGAATTCATTTCTAGATTCATTATCCTTGGGATTCGGAATAGGCATTGTATACTGTTTTAAGTTGATTCACCATTGAAAATACGCATGATCCACAGGTAGTATATTGTAGTTTCTGAGAGAATACTCTATTATTGATCTCTAACATCTTGTACTGCTCAGATGGTTTAATGCTCTGATTAGCTCTACTGAAGAATTCATCCAGGTATTCATACTCCTCCTGTGTTAACGGCTTAATGTTATTTCTTCTGAATAGTGTAGATATCTTATTCTGAATCTTGGCACCCCATTCATTCAGTGCCTCCTTCCGTTCATTACATCCACAATCTTCTCCTAGAAGATGTTTTACTATGGCCTTTATTCCTGTGGCCTCAGTTACTGATTCTACCGCATCCCCTAACTGCCAGGTGATAGGCTCCTCTACTGGAGCTATTACTTTCTTTTTTCGTGTTGCCATTATACTATGTTATTTTTCTTTGCAAATTCACTCAATTCTCTCAGATCATTTTTCAGAATCTCAATCTGCTCTTTTAGTTTTACCACCTCATCCTTCATCTCTATGTACTTTACATAATTCTGTTTGGATCTGTTTTCCCTTTCTCTTATCTCCTTCTCTAATATCTGTAATATCTTTATCATATCAATTCGTAATCTCCATTCTTATAATCTATCCAATCTTCACCTACTGCTGTATTGATTCTCTCCTTGCAGTGCTTTAGAGTAACAAATATACTCTTAGGGCTTATGGTGGTTTCTTTAGCTATCTTTCTAATACTCATGCCGGAATCTCTATAAATGTGCCATAGCTTCTGGTCATACCAGTGCCATGTGTTCACTTCTTTATTGATCTTATCCTGTATCTTCATATAGGCCTCAGTGATATCTATGATATCCTCAGGTGCCTTAACATTATATGCATGATCTATGGAGATTATATTAGGCTTCTGCCCTCTATTCATGAGTAGGTAGGTATTTCTCAGAACAAAATACATATATGGCCTATTCACCTGGCCATCTATTATTAACTGCTCCTCACTGCAATAGGACATAATGCGAAGGTATACCTCCTGCACTATATCCTCTGCATAGAAATCCTCTCCAAATGAGTTAACTATCTTTACCCATTCAGCATGGTGCATAGATATTCGTGTGATCCATTCCATAGTTATGCCGTAAATATACTCTAAAAAAAGCATCATAGATCTCTGATGTCGTATTTTTTCCTCTCATGAATCTATATAGCTTAGCATAATTTACGTTCATATCCTCCGCTAGATGCGTCATTCTGTATCTTTTGCACAAAATACTGTTCATTTCTTTTCTCATCCAATCAGATAGCTGTTGCTTATCAGAAAGGTAAATCGTCACTGCTCTCATCTAGATCCATTTTTTTCTTTAAATATTCCACGGCACCCTTATCCTGGAATGAGCTCAGGCTCATTGTCCAGGCCTCAATCGTATTGAAGTACTTAATTGTACCATCCTGTGCCTCCCACTTACGGCCTCGCAGGTTATACTTCACATTAACCACATCCCCAGGATTTAGGTTATTCGCTAGATCGCATTTGTCCTGGGTTAATTGAAACGTAACGTACTGAGGATATTCTCCATCTGATTTGAGGGTTACTTCTCTCTTCTTAAATTTGTCAGATACTGACGTTGTTGGGGTAATGAATACCACCTCTCCTTTGAAATCACTCATTTTTTATTATATTAATTATTATTGTTAAGGTCCAAATCCATCCCCATATAATGCCAGGGGTAAGCAATATGATTAATCCTAGTATCATTTGTCCAGGTTTATATTGTGCTCACTCAGTATCTCATGAAACTTATCTCGAATGGTCTCAACAATAGCATACTCCTCCTCAGTTTTGTACTGCTGATACTTCCACATACTGCGGAGCTCCTTAGATAGATCCCACAGGGCTAAGTACATGGCATTGGCATTGACTGCGTTATCCCACTCGTGCTGATCATCAGGCAGGTTAAATGTTAGTTTTGCTTTCATAGGTTTCTTTGTAGTATTGTTCGGATGTTTCTCTTGGAAATATATCTTCGTCTTTTATTATATCAGCACAACCTTGACAATAGCTTTCAATTATCTGCTCCTTCTCCATTGCTTTGGCTTTGTCAATAATCTTTTGAATAACTATTGTATGAAATCCTATTTCATTAAGTTGTTCTACTAAATACTCTACTGCTGTTTGTTTCATATTTCTTTTTTAAGTTTCTCAATATAAAGAGTAGCATCCATCAGCTCCTCCTGGAGATGGTCAAGCCATCCTAATAGATCTACATCTGTTCTATCCAGGTTAGTACCGTACTTTGCCTGCCCTCTCTTACTCCTCTCATAGTACTTAGCCATGACAGCTAGGAGGATAGTATCCTCCTGCTGTATGGTACCGTTGTCATGTGTTATGTTCATAAATGTTCTATTTTAACCACTTCAACCGCCCAATTGATAGGATACCAAGCTAATATATTTCTATTGCAGTCATCAAACCTAACTAATATACCGTCTTCGGTTTTTTGAATTATTGCATTCTCAAAAATAACATCATTTGTTTTATATTCTGGATTAGTTACTCTCAATCTTAACTTGTAACCTTTTTTTGGTGGTGGTGGTAATGGAGTTTGTGGCATTATTTCTCTTCTAATTGATTATATACCTCCTCATAAAACAAGCTCGCAGCCAATAGCTTCTCCTGCATCTGTATCTCAAGCTCCTTATCTCTCTCAAAGGTGATGGATGTAATTCTTTTCGCAGGATCAATGTGATCTACTTCATGTATATCATAAGGATCATATTGGCTCAATAGCTCAGGATGTGTTGATACCATGACATAGCATAGCTCAAAGGTAGGCATATCATATAACCACATATATGCACGACCTTGCCATTCATACTGAGATAGATCATTCAGCTCATAGGTAGTAGCAGGAAAAGTATCTAATGACCATGAGCTCTTGATATCAATAATAGAGAATTCAGTAATGATATCACAGCATCCGGATATCCATTCATTCTCTACTCTCTTATCATTCTTCACCCAATTCTCTACTCTTACCAGATTCAATAGATCAATAGAATCCTGCTCCTGTTCTATTCCTTTCAATACATACTTATTTGTGAGCTCATTCTTATATCCATAGAAATCTTCTTTAGCTTTCTGAATGATATAGCTCTTAGCTGTTTGTGATAAGACATCCCCCTTACTTCTGGAGGATGTCATTAACTTACCTAGTTGTGATGCTCTGAACTTCATAGCTGCCCCTCCTGCTCTTTAGTTAGGTTATAAGTAGCCTTGAGCTCATCTACTGAATACCTGCCATCTGCAATTGCCTTCAGTGCCTTGTTGAACTTCTCGGCATCCAGGGATGGCTTTGCCTTTGGAGCTCTGCTTGCCTCATGGCCATCATCATCAATGGCTTGCAAGCAGCACAGGTTCACCAATGTATACCTACGGAAGTAGGTGCAGGCTCCTCCTAGCTTCTGAGCATCTGTAATAGGTGGTAAAGTAAGGTAACTCTCTAGCTTATCACCTGTTTCAATGTCCACGATAATAGTATATACCTTATCATCCACAATAGGCTGAATCAATAGCAGGCCATGATCTAGCAGAATAGGCTCTACCGTATCAATGATACTATTGATATCGGCATAGTTACGATTCAGGTGGGGATTAGTTGCATTCTTAATAACCTTACCCATTGATTGTTTAGCTAGATGTAGCTTTTGGTAGATGTTGAGGCTTACCTCAGGTGCCGTTTGCTCGGCTGCTTTTCTTGTAGTTGCCATAATTATAGGGTTTAATTTATACAAAGATACAAAAATTTAATTACTATTTACAAACTCATGATAAAATTCTACAAATTCATCAAAATCCCTCGCTATATAGTATGTACCTCCTGCTCTCTCGATCATCTCCTGATATCTCTTTTGTGCTTCACTCTGCCTATCTCGGCCTATCTTTACCTCAATCTTAACGCTTCGGCCCTTAATGGTAGCAGATATATCGGCAGAGCCTGCTGTACTGGTTCCTCTGGTCCAGGTTACTCCTATCACTTTGCCTCCCGTTGTTTTTTTCTCACGGGCCGTACCCATTGTATTGATACGTTCTGCCTGGTATCCATGTAGATTAATCCAATCACATATTGCTTTAGTTAGGCCGTTGGCTGTTTGATCTTTGTACACTGTTTTCACGATATAATTAGGTGGTATATTTGGATGGGTTATAGAATATCTCTTAACTAGTAGCTCATGGAGCTTATCTTTATACTCTTTTTTCATTCTGCAATAATTTCAAAGAATCTTCCATGTTGATCCCTATTCTTAGTGAACTTATATCCCTTATAAGTAGCCCATGCAGCTACCCATTTAAGATACTTCCTGCTATCCAGATCCTTAAATCCATTGGTATCTGCCTGGAAGGAATCAATTGAGCTCTTATTGTAGTGCCTAACTGATAATGCTATATTCCCTTCCATTACGAAATCATAAAATTCTTTGCAGGTGCTCTGGATGAATCTCTTAGCATCTGCATTGATTGATTTACTTTCCAATAATCCATCTCTCAGGTACATCTGCAGATTCTTCAGCATATAGTTATCAAACAATTGCCATTCATTCTCACTCCATCCATCAAATAATAACTTACCATATTCATCATGTGGATTTCTTTTGCTATTAAAATACTGGAAGAATTCTATCTCATGCCTCCTTCTATCATGAGAAGTACCTGCTCCTGATATTACATAATTGGTAGTTATGACTATCTTAGGTGATCTCTCGAATGGTATCCATATCTCATCCTTATTTTTTCTATTCACTGGTATTCCTTCACTGGTAATACTGAATAGTTGTTCAAAATCAAAGTGCTTTTTTACATCATCAAAAGCAAGTACCTGCGTATCTAGATTTACTCTCTGATAAACAAAATCATTCTTACTAGGATTGTAAGCCTTTCCATCAATTTTAATTATTTTCCGGATATTGCCTATAGCTGTTAACATCAATGATTTACCACTACCTCCATTGGGATTATCATCTATCTCTTGATCATTGAAGATAATTGCTTTCTGTTCTAGCTTATCCTTGAATGTATGTATAAGATATCCCAGTGTAGATTCCATAGCCTTGATTCTATCCTCATCCTGGGCTGATACCTTATGTACAAAATCCTTGAAATCATTATCATGAGAATCTAATCGTGTAAAATTTCTGGCAATTATCTGCTCATTCCAGATATACCCATCCACATCAATGTAAGATATCAGCTCCACTCCATCCTTAGTTACCTGAACTACTCCATTCCTGAATGGGATATATGATACATCTTTACTATCCTGCAGAATCTTCATGTCAATTGATTCTAGCATATTGAGATGGGATTCAGTGAATAAGTATACACTCTTAGCGCAGAAATCATATACATCCATCTCCTCCTTATCTTTTAGATAATTCAGCACAAAATCCTTAATCAAATCAACTGAGCTCTCAGATACCTTATTCTCCTGGATGTATACATAGGTAGGTTTCTTAGATCTTTCCGGATAGTATTTTGCAAATCCATGTTTATGGAGAAATTTTGCGTAATCATGTGGTACTATCTTTATCTTATTGCCATCCTGCTCCCAGAATTTATCATCCACATTCTGCACCTCCTTCTTAACTGATTCAATGATACCACCATTCACTCCTAGTTGCTTCTGGATCTCTTCTTCAGATATACCATCCTTTAGCTTTAGTTTAACCTTTTTGACAGTGCTTAAATCCTCAAAGTATTTCACTCCAAAAGATACCTTTCTGTAGGCACTTGCAACAGTTGTTAATATCTCATGAATTGTGAATCCATCCTGCTGATATTGTTGCAGGTACTCCTTAGCAGCATACTCATCCACTCCATACTCACACATACAACAAGCCACCTTATATATCCAATTATTCCTACCTTGCTCAAAATTACCATGGTTGAATCTCATTATAAGATCAATTATCCTATCTTCACTGGTAATGGCTAATACTGGCACTCTCTCAGATACATGATATCCAACATCCTCAGAGATTCCTGTAAATACTTCGCAGAATTCATTCAAATAGGCATCAGGATCATAGGATTCAAAACATACCCTAGATACATTACTATTAGATACATCAAAGTAATCAGTATTTATATACTCTTTGAATGCCTCGAATCTCCTCTTATGCTCATATTTATCTGATTCAGGTATACGAATAACTACTTTTAGTCCATTTCCGGATGGAGAAGTGAACATCATGTATACATATGGACATTCCATTAACCTTTTTCTCTCCTGGAGCTGTACCTTCTGATTAGGATATTTATCAAAATCTAGTATGCAGAGCCCTGAATGATTTACTAGGCCATCATCTTTCCTTTCATTAAATGTACCATTGAACATAATAGCCATGAGTTGATTCTTACTCTCTGGATCTCCAGCTCTTATTCTGTTGATTTTAGCTATTATATCAGGATTACCTTTCTTGATCCTTTGATATACTTCAGTAACTGTGAGCTTAAATGGGGTTTCCTTGCTATTGAATAGGCTTCGGAATACTGAAATTGTGGGGTTATACATGGTGCAAATTTAAAAAATGTCGGTTAAATAACAATATATGACAATAAAAAATATTTATCGTCATGGCTGTAAGTCAATACAGGACTGCGTTTCAGAGATTTCATGACGATATGACGATAAATTTTCCAAAGTTTAAAATAAAAAGTAGTACATAATAAGGGAAGGGTATATAAGGAGATACTGGTTATCGTCATAACGACAGCATAAAAAAGGGAGCCGTAACTCCCTTAAATTATAACCCACATTATAATTATGATGGGGTAAATATACGGCCAATTTCTTCACGTTGCATGACTTGTTCAATAGATGTTAACATCTTTGGAGAAAAAACACCGGTAATGGTGAGCCTTACCTCCTGATCATCCAGGTGCATTACCTTCACATCATAGCTGTTTACATCTTCTCTGCTGTGGCTAATAAGCTCAGGCAATGGATATACAGCTCTGAGGTAATAAGGGTCTTTTTTCTTCCACCAGTACTCATGCTCCCGTATGCCGTGAATTACACTAGCATGGTTTTTGCCAAACATCCTGCCGATCATTGTGGTAGATAGGTGCCTACGTTTATGCAGAAAATTGTACAGGAAAAAACGTTTAAAGGCTATTTCTGGGGTGCGTTTAGGTACATTCAATTGGTACTCCTCAATGATATCCACTATATCCTGGTTAATTACTTTGCTAAGTTCAAAAAGTTCCTCATTCATATCGGTAGATTATTAATAATTTTCTCTAATACTCTTACTACTATACTATTCCCTGCTTGTTTATAGGCTTGACTATCTGATACAGGCCATGTAAACGTATCAGGGAAATCCATTAATCGGAAGCATTCTCGCGGAGTTAGTCTACGGATTTTAGTACCACATGGCATTAATGTTTTAGTAAGATGTGGCGTACTTCCGTGAGTTCCTGCAGGAATAGTTCCTATTATTCCATTAGAATCATAAAAGCAATCTTGTTGATGTCTACCATAAATTGTTTTTTGTATTACTGCTTGATTGCAAGTAGTTATTGGCGGATTTTGTGCTGTAAATTTTTCACTCCATTTATCTCTCATACTAGCCATTAAACATGGTGAATTACCATCCTGTCTCCATCTGAATCCTTCATCAGTTCTATAATCACCTATCATTACTCCCTGATTACAAGCAGTATCTAATGTTTGTGCTACTTGTTTACCTACTCTACCTATTCTCGTTTCTGATCCTGGAAATGAAAGATTAATACTATCTCCCTCAGTAGCCTCATCATATCCTTTAGCTGTGCCTGATTTTATTTTTATGGTATCCCAATTATGTTTATCAGTCATACTTCCCTTTCCTCCAGTTCTAATAGTATTACTTATTTCACTTCCTTGAAAATTGGTCACTTTAAGATATTGACAATCTCTAGGTGATTTGTAATAACTAGCAATACAAGTTTTTGATTCATTTGGAATATCATCAATTAAAATGTTTTTATTTACCTGATGCCTAACTAAATAATCAATTCTTTCATTACTCAAAAAATACTTATCATCTACACTATCCTCTAGCACATCCTTTAATCTCTTTGTTAACTCCTCCTCAGCTGGCCATGTGAATGTATTATCCTGATCATCTCTAATGCCTATTAAAAATACCCTTTCTCTATTTTGTGGTACTCCATGTTTTTTAGCATTCAATACTTTGTAATGTAGATGATAAGGTACAGCCCCATCTATTGGCATCATATTAGTTACTCCATTAACTGATTTACCTCCTAGGTAATCTATCCATTCCTTAAAAGTTCTGCCTATCTTATCCTTTTTATTCTCCTTATCATGAGATAGTAATCCTCTTACATTCTCAAAAATAAAGAAACGAGGATTATTAACCTGGATGAATTCTAAACTATTAAAGAATAAAATACCTCTTGCATCCTCTTTACCTAATCTCTTGCCAGCCATGCTGAATGCCTGACATGGAGGTGATGTCATATAGATATCTAAACTATCCTTTGGTATCTCTCTATCATATACATTCATAGGATAGTACTCCGGCTCTCCATAGTTATGGATGAATGTTTGCCGAGCGAACTTATCCATATCACAGGCGAATACTTCCTCGTATTTTATCC